CCAGATAAGTTACCTAATGTGTCTATAGATGCTGTCATTAAGGACATGATTAAGTCCCAAAAAGACGCATTAGATAAAGCTCAAAAGAGTAAAGAACTATACGCTAATTGGAGACAAGAAAGACATAACCAATTACCTGCTGACGCTAATTACGAAGATGGCAGTAAGATGGTTGTCTTTAATAAGCAAATGGCAGATGAAGATCCAACTATGTTGGAACGAGATATGTCCGTAGATTCTAAGGATCTTAATCATTGCGTAGCTCACGCAGGGCATAATCAATGTGTTGGATATGAAAAAGGATATGCTCCTTATAGAGAGCCCCATACTGGAGAGCATCCAAAGGGTGCTAAACCAGATTTGGGTATGACATATATTAACAAAGTTAAGCGTGGGGATTCTCAAATTGCTTCTTTAAGAGCAGCTAACGGAGAAGCTAAAGCAACTATTGAAATGGTTCCCTCTAACAAAACAGATAGCAACACAATGGGTCTTTTAGCTATTGATTGGCTAGATAACTATGCTAATGATTACCTTCCAGTGTTTAATGGGTTGTCTAGTAATGTCAATATTTCTACAGCAATAGGTACTGCTAAAAGAGAATATCCAAAGTTAGCTGAGTATTTAAAACAGTTTGAAAATCCGTCATTTAGAATTCCACAAATCATGGGGTATGGAGATAGTCTAGTATCTTCAGAATACGTTGATAAAGTTAGAGGTTGGTTAAATGCTAATTCAGATAAAATTCAAGGATCTGTAGGACATTTAGATAACCTACCACATGTTATTGATATTGACACAACAAAAGCTCATGAAATAGCAGATAAGTTCCCTGGAATCAATGAAGATCAAGTAAATGCATTTTTAGGTTATTTAGTAGATAAAAACCTAAAAGATCATCCAGAGCTACAAGAACATTATAATCGTGGTTTTATCAACCCGCACTTAATCATTAAAAATGATTTACCTAGGTTTATAAAACCAAATGAGTTAAAAGATATTGCAATGCAACATGGGTTTGATTTAAGTAAAGAACCAGAAAAACCTAAACCACCACAGTTATCAGAAACACAAAAATTTGTAATTAATAGTCTTGCAAATGAGTTTATTGATAATAGAAGATTTCCGCATGATTTTGAAGACTATCATGATAATATTCAACGAGATGTTGAGATTTTAGCTGGTGAAGTAGGGGATAGGCATGCTCTTCCACCAGATGAGCATAAACAATTGGTTGATTTATTAACTAATCAAGAAGAAAATAAACAAGACATTTTGGCTTTATTACATGACCCTAATGAAGCCATACCAGGATGGACAGAAAACCAAAGAAGCAATATGATACGTATTATTGAAAATTGGTTGCATGTCCATCCGTTTCACGAATAATTATTTTCTATAGCGTTTACCTACCCAACCTTCCGCAGCTAGCGGAAAGTCCCTAGCCCACTTAGGTGGTGTGGTCATCAACTGGATCACTCTGCCTAGTGCGGTTTCTGCATCTTTCTCATCCACTAACATAAGGACTTCATCGTGGATCAAATTGAGCACTTCAAACCCATTGGATTCCAACAAAACGCATGCATCTGCCAACATATCCCTAGCAGTACCTTGGACTGCGGATTGGAAAATGCTACTACCAATGAGGTTATTTCTACCCCACTTACGAGTAAAAGTGTTTTGGTTGATAACCGTGATACCTTCTCTCATTTCGCCCATTGGTGTCAACTGGTCTTGGATTTGGGGCTCCCTCCAGCAAATAAATCTTCCACTAGGTAGCTTCATCCACAACACATCTCTAGCATACATAAACCTCAAAGTACCTGCATCTTGCATTTGATTGGGGCTATGTATCGCTTCAATTGCCTTATTTTGGCACTGGTACCAAAAGTTCCTAACCTTCTGATAGTCCGACCTATATGCATTTACAGCTTTTTGGCTTTGCTCTTCTGTCAGTTTAACACCCATACCCTCAGCATAGGCAACTAACCCTTTGGCTCCCTGACCAAACATACAACCCAAAACAGCGGATTTAGCGATCTGACGTTGATCTTTTGTTACTTCTTCATAGGGTACATTGTATAGAGAAGTCGATGCAAAAGTCTTATACTCGTCTAGTCCTTTTCTGAAGAGTTCGAGCTTGTCCGTTTGCCCTGCCAAATAGACCCCAACTCGGTTTTCAATTGAGCTAAAATCCACGTCACAGAAGGTTTTTCCTTGTGGAGCACTAATAGCTGATCTGACGAGAGAGGATAGTTCTGCCATAGTCCCACTTGCCCCTCCAAATACCTGTGGTATCGCGCGTTCAATATGCTCATCGCTGAGCGTGGGCCTCGCAATATTTTGCAAATTAAGTCCACCACGGCTCGCCCAACGGCCAGTACTAGCGCCATGATATACCAGGGTATTTCGTATTTTTCCTTCACGTTGTATCTCCAACATTTTAGCGTACTTAGCCACGCTAGTTTGGCTTCCTTCTTGTCTTAATTCCAATGCCCTACGTACCTTTGGTGATATGTTAGTGTTCACTAACTTAGCTGAAACCGTCTCAGCTGTTAAGTTAGCCATATCAGCACCTTGAGCGTTTAACCAACCCAATAACTTAGCTCTTTCCGATGGTTTGCACCCAGTTAGTGCAACCAATTCCATGTCCAAAGTGTTCTGAGCACTTTGTACAGCAAGGACAGCGTTTTGGAGCTCTTTAGGATCCACAGGAACGCCTCTTAGGTTAATCCGTTGGGTTAGGTTCCAGACTTGCTGTTCAGAGGCACTGAGCCCCTTTAAAACGCTTCCTATAGCCATCTCTGTGCGTACGTCCTGGGCACAGTAGTCAAATAGCTGTTTTAATAGCTCTGGATCGTTATTAAAATCCCCATTACGACCAGGTTTGCATAGTTTTTGGATAAGCTTTTTACCCATGGGGTCTTTTTGATACTTTGCATCCAACAATTGACCTGCTTCATCTAGCCCTTGTGGGACGTTATTAGACGCAGCAATAGCCATGGTGTCTATACATTGCTCTAGTTTTAGCTCTGGCCATCCGTATTTAGGCACACAGACACAGTTCCAGATAGCGTACTCAAACATAGCGTTCCATGCTTGGATCTTGCCACCGTTGGCAACGTGCCCTAAAAGTAAGTTTAATCTAGTGGGTAATTGATCGATAACGATAGGAGTTTGTACTTCCACATTATCGGTAGTTGTGCCAAACGCAATACACAGTACTTCTGTGCTTGGGTCGTTGGCGTAGATGTCTAGCCCTACATCGGGTAGATTGGCTTTACTACGTGTCTCAAAGTCGATGCTATACACCATACAAGTCATCCAAATTATTAATTTTCTTAAAGTTCACGCTAATCTCCCTATCGCTTCTTTCCACTCAATTGGTTTAAATCCAGTGTGTTCAACACTCACACACAAGTACCACGGATCATCTAACTTATTTGAATGTAGGTGGCCGTGGATGTTTGCCTTAAACCTACCCTTTGAGTCTGGGTGGACGGGTATGTGGCTTAATAGGTATCCATCCAGCACACCATACGCCCTAATGTCTCTAAAGTGTGGTGTGTAGTCCTCTAACTTAAAGATGTCGTGGTTACCCTTAATGAGCACCTTGTCACCATTTAATTGGCTGAGGATAGCTAGAGACTTACGGTTCATTACAACGTCACCTAGATGATAAACTTTATCTTTGGGTCCGACGGTAGAGTTCCACAACTGGACCATATCGCGGTCCATATCTTCTGCTGTGTTCCAAGGTCTGAGCTTGGTTCCGTCGTTATTTAAGAATCGGCAAACCCCGTGGTGTCCAAAATGGGTGTCTGCTACTAAAAATGATTTTGACATAATGATCCTATGGCATCCAGACGAATCTGTAAGAGTCTAGTATAGCACAAAAAAAGGGGAACCGAAGTTCCCCAAAAGATCGCCATGTAAAATGGTTTTACCCGTAATTTTTAAATTTGCAATTTAACGGGTAAACTGCACAGTAACAAACATCTTGTTATCGTGCAGTTATATTTCGCACACTCCTGCTACACAGGCTAATTGTTGTGCTCCTTCAACGTTGTCAGTTTGCTCAACAAACTCAGACCAATTAATCGTCGGGACTGACCGCTTAAGGGCTTCATACTCCTCTTGATTGCATTCCTCATATGGAGCTTGTCTGTACGTACCTCCGTCATAAGGAAGATATGACACGCCGCTAATTTGATCGAAATTCTCCCAAGTCCACGCACCAACGGTAGGCCAGTCTTTTTCTTCAACCGAGATTGTGACTGATGGCTTGTGTTCGCACCAATGTTTTTGATATGTAAGCCATAACTCCAGATGACTAATCGGTGTAACATCCGAGCGAACCAAACCATCAGGTGCCTTTTGTGGGAAACTAAACACGACAGTTTGCGTTGGTTTATAAACGCAAGGCTCATTGGGAACTCCTTGTTGGATTAAGAATTGTGTGAGTGGGTCTTTCGCATCTCCTCTAACTCTTCGGATATAGAACTTAGAATGTCTTGGATGGATGCCTGATGCCGAATCAACAAGTTGCGATACTGTTCCGGACGGTTTAACGCAAGTGATTGCAGCAGATGCAGGGATTCCAAGCAACTCTGCAAATTCTTTATTAGCTGATCTTGCCGCTTCTCTAAGCTCTCGTAATAGTTCATTTAACTCTTCTCCTTGTGTGCAAGTAAGTTTGCTGTCGTAGATTCCGGTGAGGGATACACCGAGTAGTCTCTCTTCTTCCGTATTTCTTTGCCACACGCGACGCAAATAAGGGAATTTGGTAAAAGTTGCTTGAATTGTTCCGAGTATTGCGGCAAGGCGAACTTTAGACAAAAGGGTTTCTCTTGTGTCGTCATGTCTTACCACAACCTCCGTAAGGTTACAAAACTGGTACGGTCTAAGAATAATTTCGCTGCAGGGATTTGTGCCAAATTCAAAATTAGGGTCGCGGTGCCCGTATTTCTCCACAGTCTTCTTAGCCGCTTCTCTATTAAAAATGCCTCGTTCTCCGCTGTGTGAGTTATAAAGCGAGAGCCATTCTTCCATGAACTTGCCGACAGTCGGCGTTTCATTGTACACAGCCGAGTTGTTTGCGAGAGCACGGTGGGGGGCAGTTTCCCACCATGGGCCAGCTTTAGCATGTCTAATCCTTTCATCATCTAAGTCAGATAAGCTAATCATTGCGGAGCGACGTACGCCACCCACAACAACTACCTCGCCAATTTTACACATCAAATCGTGGCACTCCAATGAATGCAGACGACGGCCATGTGCGTTTTTAAACATTGCCACAGTAAACTCAAATAGGTCTACTAATGGTTCCGGCCCTGAAGCCCTTCCACCAAATGTTTTTAAACGAGCACCCGCTGGTCGCACTTTTGAGACATCCCATTTCGGAATTTCTCCGGCGTATAAATTAGCAATAAGTAATCGAAGAGCTTTAGCCCAACCTTCTTTACTATCATGCACTACAAGGGTATTTTGTGAATGAAACAATTTATCCGGAACTTCTGGTAGTTGATTAATATTTTTTGTTTCAACACTAAAACCTACACCAGTCCCACAAAGTAAAATGTACATAGCCTCATCGAAACTTTTAGGATCATCTATAGGTAAATAGCTACAGTTATACATAGCTGTATTATCCCTATCCGCTGCTTTACCTGCCGACATAACTGCTCGCATACTTGGCATTACTTCATGGTTATAAATTGCATCCTTAATTTCTTTTTGGAGTTTTATGTTTTCTTTAAACTTTGGAGTTTTATCAGAAATAAAATCTACATAACGCGTAACTGTTTCTTCCCAATTTTCGCGTCTTCCTTTATCATCAAGGAATTTTGAATAGCGGCTTGCTGCAATATATTGTCTGTATTGGTC